CGCAGAACTTAATGATGCAGTAGTTCCTAAAGCAAGATTTCCCGAAGCATCTAACGTCATAGCTTGTGTAAAGGATATGGCATTACCTGCTGTGCCACTTGCTGCGGTGTGCCATTCAAAAGTACCATTATAAGTATTAAATTTTGTAGCATATCCGTTAGAGCCATATTTAAAACCAGCATTATAATAAACATTTGAAACTAAAGTCAAATCATTTACTCCATTATTCCATAAACCATTTCCTACATAATTTAATTCAAATGCTTTACCAAATTGCCACGCAGAAGGGGTTACTGATAGTCCTAAATTACCAGATGAATTAAGAGTTAATCTTTCTGTATTATTAGTGCCTAATTGTAACGTATTTGTTCCACCATTAGCAAAAATCTTTGAAGCACCTCCACCAGCTGCATTAATATAAAACAATCCAGTATATGCTCCATCTGTTCCGCTTATAGTTAAAGAAGGGTTACCACTTCCCCCAACTCTCGTATTTCCAGCAACATCCAACTTATATGCTGGGGAAGAAGTACCTATTCCCAAGCCAGTAGAGGTAAGACGCATTTGCTCGGTGTTATTAATGTCAAAACGCATTGCGTCACTTGCCCCTAAATAATAAATTGCACCAGCAGCACTTCCTCCTTTATAAAAAGTAACTCCGGTATTATTTGAAGCACCACCATCTATTGTTACAAAAGTATTTCCAGTTGAAGCAACGTGCAATTTAGTTGCTGGAGTAATAGTACCGATTCCGATATTAGAGGAACTTTCATAAATAACACTATTTCCTATTGCAGTTGAACTTGTAAACTTGGGGATATAGTTGGTAGTACCTGATACTGCTCCTGTAACATCAGAGGTCATTGCAAATGTGCCTCCCTTGTTAGGAAAGTTATATGTATAACTTGAATCAGTAGTAATTAATGAACTTGATAAAATAGCTGTCCTAGTTCCTGTAGGAGATTGAGCATAAGACAAAAACAATTTATCTTGCCCCAAAGCTGTTAAAATAGTATATCCACTTAAAGCTGATGTTGTACCATTAAACTGTTGAAAGCCTAAATAACCCCCAGAACTAACTCCATTACCATTTGCTTTAAATGAATTTGCTGATAATAATCTTGTATTTATATCAACATTAGTTGTTGCTCCAGTATAGGGTACATAATTAGCCCTTATTGAATCAATACCTTTCTGTCTCCAAGCTCTTGTGCTGATCAAAAGAGTATCTATTGCGAGGGTTCCAGTAGTTGTAATAGTCCCCCCTGTAATACCTGTGGCTGTGTTTGTTGCTACCGAACTAACAGAACCTTTGTTGTTAAATGTGGTCCAATCAGTAGAACTTAAAGCACCTCTGTTAGTAGATGAGGCAGTAGGTAAGTTAAAAGTATGTGTTGCCGTTGCTGAGTTAATATTAAAATCTGTTCCCGATGTCCCTGTAACTAAATACTGAGCAGGAGCAGTAAGTCCGTTTATTGCCCCAATACCTGTAGTAAAGGTTGTATGGACCTCACCTACATACCCATTCTGAGTGTATAGGGTTACTGTCTTACCGTTTGTGTTTTGGATATAAAACTGAATTATAATCCGATCTGTGACCGCTAAAGCAGTAGTCGGGATAGATACCGACCAAGTGTATAAGTCAATAACACTTCCATTTGTAATCTGCTCAATTGGTGATGTTGCTATAGTTGTAATAGTAGAACCATCCCACTTTTCAACTTGCACATAAATCTCCGCATTATTAGAGCCACCACCTGTTTCACTCAAATAAGCATCAATACTCCAAACACCAGCAGGTATTTGTAAAAGTCCTGGCTTTCCAGGATCAGTAATGAAGTTAGCAATGTTTCCTGTGGTAGCTCTTGTAAAGTTGGCGGCTGTACCTGTGTTGGCAGTATCACCCAGCTCATACATAGTAAAACCTCCAAAAGTACCCATTGAGACTCCTCCATTAAAGTAGTAGATTTTACCACCACCGCCACCACCTGGAGAGCCTGTACTATCATTAAAAGCCCAAGTATGAACTCCACCTTTTACATAAAAGACAGAATCAGACCCATTTTTCTTATAGACCTGAGTGACATACTTATTAGTTGTGTCTTGCGGATTAATTGAACCCCTTGCTTTAATCCATTGTGTGCCTGTATAAGTGTAAACACTTGAATCAGCAGTATTATAAAACAAGCCTCCTGCATTAGTAGAACCTCCAGTTCTTAGACTAGGAGTTGCACCTTTAGGGATGTGAAAAGTAGAGTCAAACATACCAGCTATCCACCGATATCTGCCATTTATGTTTGTGTAATTACTTGGGGCTTGTCCAAAAGCAACCTGGCTAATGACAAGCAAAATGATTAGTTTAAATATTCGGATCATATATGATATTTACTGATTCACCACTTAAAAAAGGATTATTTGGATTGAACATTATACTACCCTCTGAAAAGTTATACATATAAAACAAACCACCACTAACTAAAGTGGCATCAATGTCTGTCTCAGTATGTACTTGCCCAGTTCTTGCTACCATCAATATTTTAACATATGCTATAGAAGCATCGTAAATTTCATTAAGTCCTGGACTTGGGTAATATGTTTGTTCTATTGTCATTAGTCTTTCCACATTGCCCAAACTGTTTCGCTTGGATTAAAAGGTATATTTGAGTCAAAAGTAATAGTACCTGTAGCACTATTAAATAAAGCTATTCTATTAGTAGGAGACCCTGAAGTAATAGGGTCATAAACTGTCCCCTCTCTACTTATTGCAAGTATTGTCTTGCCTTGTAAAGATTTACCATCAACACTTAAACCACTTATACTATTTGCACCAGCAGTAGTAGTCCAATAGTCAGAATCAACATTTTCATCTGATACTATTGAAGATGAGCTTACATCAATCGCAAAAGCCCCAGTTCCTATTATATTTACGGTGCATTGCACAAAGCTCTGCACATCACCACTAATTGGCAAATTTTGTATTAAAGCATCTCCCTCAATTGTCTTAATATCACCATCTAAGTTAGTAAACTCAAATTGCCAAGTCCGTGATGACCTTCTTACAGAATCTTGCAATAAGTAAAAAGGACTAAATCTGTCACCATCATTGTTAGTCACAAGGACCCCTGATGCTGATCCTGACCATTCAGTTCTTCTTACCCTTCTTTTAGTAAATAACCCATCATTGACTGAGGTTTTATTTATAATCTCATTAGTCATCTCAAAGGAGCAACTTTTAGCACAAAATACAGGGTAAAATGTTCCACTTACCTTAATTGAGGCTATCATATTTTGTCCCCTAACTACTTTTGGGTCATTCATTTTTGAATATATTTAAATGAGTGGCCAATATATGTTTTAGGATAGTCTGTGTCACCAACCTCTACCATATACATATTCCATTCACAGTTGTCAGTGTCTTGCTCATAATGTAATACCATAAACTGTTTGTCATCAGTTGCGGGATGACTATCTGTTTGGTAATATAAATGCAATAAATCAGGCAAATCTGGTAAACTAAGAGCATCTACTTTATCAGTATCTAACCCATCACAAGTAGCTTCAAAAGCACTAAATACTCTGTTATATTGATTCCACACAGCTTGATTCTGATGTTGTCCATAAGGATAAAATGCAGTAGAAGGTCCACCACCACCTGGCCAAAGAATTGAATCGTAAAAACTTTCTACCAACTCGTAAGTAAAAACATTTATAGTAGTGGTGGCATCAGTCTCACTAACAGTAGGTTGCTCAAAGCCTAATGTGGTCTTATTCAATGCATTAGAGTAAGATACCTCTATTATTCTGTAAATTCCATTATTGCTTGTAGTGTTAATAATTGAAACATAATCATTAACATTGAAATAAGGTGTTTGGAAACCATTTAAGGTAACTGCATTACCATTGGCAAATATAGCATTGCCACTAAACCCAAATTCAGTCCCTGCCTTTTTCATCATTGCCCCTTTGATTTCTCTTTTGGGAGCATCTGTCATAAATATTGTGTTAGACCTCCTTGCAATGGTGTCAATAACTTGCTCACTCTTATGTCTCTGCCCACTATACTTTTGATAAGAACCATTAATTAATGGGATATAATCAAAGTTAAGATTTGCATACCAAATATTCACATCATCATTGACTGAGTTAAGCTGATTAAACTGATTAACCCAAATATAAACTCTACCATTAACAGGGGTTTTGGGAGCTTCCCAAGTTACCGTTTGCCATTCTGTTAAATCTATATCAAAGTCAACAGAAATTGCAGCCTTTCCTGTGTTAGTAGTCCAATTCTGTGTGTCATACCATTTATAATCAGTTGATCCTACGGTTGGCACCCCTAAAAGCCACCAAGAGCCATCATCACCATAAAGTACAGCTTTCATCAAATCACAGTTACCATTGCCTCCAGGTCCTATGTTATTAGGCAACCTCCAATCAATGCTAACATTAAATCTGTCTCCTGTCTGTATATAAAAAGGCTCACTCCTTGCATAGTTTACAAGGTTTAAGCTGTATGATTGTCCTGTCTTTGGTGTTAGGACTATATATTTGTCAGTCTCATAGTCATCAAGATTAAAAATTCTATGAATAGTGACTGTAGAAGAAGGGGCCGCATAATAACCAGGCACACCTTGAATCATAGTCCAATTATCTAAATAATATATCTTTTCTAATGGGTTTGTCTCATCTATTAAAGCACCCCTATCAAATGCTAAGTTTGTTATTATCTCTATAGGATAATCAAAATCAAATGTTTGCTCAACAGATAAATAAGGTCTAATTAAGGACAATCTAGCATCATCATTCATAAATGCAATATCCTCAGTAGAACCAATATTTTTAGTATAAGTCTCTGTGATGTATTCTATAGGCTCACCATCCGCATCAAACTTACATATCCTAAAACTGCTATAACTAGCCTCATCTACTGACTTAATAAACCAAACATTTTTTTGCTGGCTTATAATACAAAACTCACCCAATATTTTTTCCAATACAGAGTAACAGTTTTCTAATGTGCCAACTTGTTCCTCAAATGTCTGAGCATTTAAATAGACAGTATTATAAAAGTGATATAAAGCTGAGTCATAAATAGCATCCTCCTCTAATAAATTCATTTGCACCCAAATCTCTAACTCTAAGCCTGTCTTTTTTAATGCCCAGCTTATATACTTAATCAATAGATGATTATTGGTTAAAAACCTATCATCTTCATCTGTTAAAGGTGTGTCTTTAAGAAAAGCTATGCCATCTGTGGCAATTAATGTCAATACATTAGGATCAGGCTGAAAAGTCTGACCTAAGTCTGATAAAGAAAGCCATCCAGTAAAGATAATGTCTGACTCACTATTGACCGCAATCTCTACTTTATATTGTGTATCACCACCATCTGCAAATACCATTGCACTTACATTTGGGGTTGTAAATATTCTTAATGTGCAGCTTTTACTTTTAATGGTTGTAAACTTGTCCTCAGAGTTATCAATTGTCTGTAAAACTACAGGGGCATCTGCTAACTCTAATTGCACCTCAGAACCATCAAAGACAGCAGTATTGGTTATACTCAAATAAATAGTTTGCTCATTAGCACTATTATCTGAATAGTCTACCTGTGTATTAACAAAACTGCCTTTGTAGTAATTAGCCATTAACTCTTAATTGACTTCTTTGTGTTCTTGCGTAAGCTAAAATTATGTCTTGTCCTCTAAGTACAGAACCTCTGCCACTATCACTACGTCTGCCACTCATAAATGATCCTACTGAGTTATTAGGCACAATTCCTCCACTAACTTGTGGAACAAACAACTCAGGACCTCTTTCACCCACCAAGTAAGGTGTTCCACCACTAACAGGACCTCCTAAAGCTCTTGCTTGTATGCCTTCAGATAATGATGACCGTAATGCAGAACCAACAGCCACTAAAGCAATACCAGCAGCTAATGCTGCTCCAGGGTTAGTAAATAAAGTGGCCAAAGCCTCTTTAGCAATCTTGGCTACTCCTGATATAATTATTAATTGCTTACCTATTGCCTCTAATCCTGATGCTATAACATTTCCAAATGCTTGAAATGCTGTTTGTAAATTTCCTCCAGTTAATGCGGCTCCAATAGCTTCACCTACTGATGCAAGTCCTTGAACTTGTATATTAGCAAGACTACTATTGACAGTTTGTGTAAATTCATCTAATCTTTTCTCTCCCTCTTTAATCTTTTCATTAAATTGGTTACTTAAAAACTGTAACTCAGGAGATATTTTTGCATCAACCTTAATAGGTTTTAATTTCTTAAACCCTTCTTGTATTTTATTTTGTAATTCCTCGGTAAATATCCCCCCTCTACCAAATAAATCAGCCTGCTGAGCTTCTTCAAGTGTTAATTTACTTATACTAACAACAGGCTCTAATTCAACATTAACCTTACCCTTAACTTTAGTTCCAACATTACCTAAAAGATTAGTTGACTTTAAGGCTTGCTCATTGAATTGTGTAGTAATATTTGTGACCTCCTTAGTGATTCTTGCATAGTCCTCTTGACTCTGATTAAGAGTTTTTAATGCCTTATCTCTGTCAATTATAAAGGATTGGCCTTTCCCTAACTCTTGTTCCCTAAGTGATAATTGTGGCCTATTTATAAAAGCCGCTTGAGCTTTATTATATGCTAATTGTGCCTCAGTAACCTGTTTTTGTGCTGCTGCCTGATTAATTAATAAAGTAGCAGCTCTATCTGCATATTGATTGGCTAATGCCTGAGCAATTAACCCCTGTGTATATTGATTGACTAATTCTGTGGCTCTTGCTGTTGCTATATTAGTTAAAGTAAGTTTCTGACCATAGTCCCCTAAAATATCATTAGCCTTCTTTAGAGCCTCATTACGCTGCTCTAATGGTAGATTGCCATTCTTAGCAATTTCTACGAATTTCTGTAATTGTAGACCTGTAGATAAGGCTGAGGCTTGTGCGCCATCTAATGACTTCTTAAACTCAGCAACATCATCTTTTGCTTTCTTAGCTGCTGCACCTGATCCAAATAACTCTTTACTAAAAACAGTTACTAAAGAGGTAGCGGCTGCAAATGCTAAACCAATCCCAGCAGGACCCGCAATGGCTCCTAATAATCCCTTAAATGCACCACCAACAGAACCTGTCTGAGATTTTAGTCTCTGAAAGTCATCAAATAAAGGCTGTAAGTTGTTTGAGATGGCTATAAAACCAAAAGGAGCATCTTGTACAATTCGACTAAGATTACCGACTGCTGTTGTAGCTTGATTAGCAGATTGAGGTAATTTGTTTAAACTAGCAGCAGCTTGATTAACTGCTCCTGTAACTTTAACACTACCCTGAGCAGTTTGGTCTAATTCAGTTTGTATCTTATTAAGACCAGCAACTGCATTACTAACATTTGCCCCTATTTGTATCTGTAACTCAGCCATTCTTAATTCTTTTTAGGGCTTCCTTTTCCCTTTTAGCTTTCAATAAGGACTTAATATCATCTTTAGACAGCTCACCTTGTTCCTCTAATTGCCAGCTATCCATTACGAATCTTGCCCCATTTCCCTTACCTATCAATGCCTCACATATCAAGGCAGTCTGAAATCTAAGCAGAATTGACTCATTTTTGACTTTCTCAACATACCCTTTCCTTAAGAGTAAATACTCATCAAAAGACAAATCATAAAACTGATGCGGAAGTAGGCCAATTTGACCAAATGCTTCAGACCTTAATTCATCCCAGGACAGGGTTTTGCCTGGGTTTACTTTTCCCCCTGCTCTTGGGGTTTGTTAACCTCTACAAACTTATTAATCAAATCTGCTGCCTCATTCTCATCCATACTACCTACCCAATCTTGCACCTGTTCAATGGTTACAAATTCTGAGTTGTTAGTTACTTTGTTATGGCAGTTTATACCACCATAAACAAGACCGCAAATAAAGTCAAATTGCTTGTTTGGTTTACTTAGAAGCTCAGACATTAGTAATGGATCGGAAGAAGTGGCTTCCCCATAAAACTTGGAAAACCACATCTTGCCTACATCCAATATTCTGTCTTTACCTCCAATGCTGTGTGTGATTGTTTTCATAGTGATTAGCTTGCAGGTTCAGTATCAATGTCTCCTTCAATCTCAATAGTCATTGTGAATTTAGCAGTCTGACCGCTAACATTCTGCTGACCAAGAGAAGCTATCCAGCCATATCCACCGTGATAAACGGTTTCTGCTGAATCTGTCAAATGCCAATACTTTTTAGTATTGTTAGCATAAAGAGTCTGAAAATCATTGAATGATGCTTCATTAGCATCAGGGGCTGTGTCAACCACAGCATTCAAAGTGAATCGGTTGTTTTGGGGACCTAATGTCTTTAGGGTTCCACAATTTGTTTCATCACTTACTACGTTGCGGCTGCCATCAAAGGACCCCTCTGATTGGCAAACAGCCGACTTTTTTGCACCAGAAGGTGTGTCAGAATACTCAATGAACATCACACTTCCACTAATTGTTGTAGGATCTGCCATTTTTTGTTTATTTAATTTTGATTTATAATGTGTTCATATCTAACTAATAACCTAAATAGTTTACCACCACCATCATCTTCATAAAATTCAGACTCAGATTGTATTGTAACCTGAGTGACTTGATGGTCTGGTAAAACAAAGATATTACTGTTAGGGCTTGGGATTAATACTAAATTAATCTCGTTTAATATATCATAAGCAGTCTTACTATTTGCTATGTTGGTGAACTTAGTTACAATATCCAACACAATAATAGCAGACTGAAAAAATGCGGAATTATTTAAGTCTGTCTGAGATGCACCTTCACTTCTAATAAGTATATAGTTGCCATTCTCTGATAAAGGTACAGCATCTTTATAGACTGTTCTGTTGGTCACCAAATTCTTGATTTGTGTGTACCATTGAGTCTTTAAATCATATAGGACCGACTTATATCCCATCTAATAATGCTGTTACTCTGTTAATTAATTTTGTCCTTACAGGTGTTATCTGCTTAAAGAAAAATGGCTTCGGACTTATACCATTCTTATAAATACTTCTTGCAATCACAAAAGCAACACGGTCTGCCTCTTTACCAGCAGCTATGCCTTTTCTCTTTACCCATCCCTTAATGGCATCTATTAGTTTAAGTGTGCCACCACCTTTAGAACCTCTATATTGAGCTGCAAACTCCTCTGTCCCTGGATAGGGATTATATTTAGTCTTTGTGCCAAACTCAATAAAAGCTGCATAAGATGTATTAGCACTAACCGTATATGCCAAAGAATCTGATTTGCTATAAGTAATAGACCTTAATAAAGTTCCCCTGTCACCACCTTGTGTAGCAAGGTCTCTTTTAGCCCCTGCAACAAATTCCATAGCTGATGCCTGTAATTCAGCATCCACTAAGGTTTTAACCTCTGCACTTGCTTTCTCTATTCTTTTTTGCAAGCTATCCAATCCTATGACATTTACTTTTATCATGCAGGCTCAGCTTGTATGTAAAGAATAGTATCGGCAGGGTTCCATTGAAAATAAGGGTCAACAGGACTAACATCTAATAAATAATTAGGTCCAAAAGGACTCGTTTGCTGTAACCTGTATGATGTTATTTGAAAATATTGGGCATTTATAGGATCGGCATTCATAATATCTACAAATTGCCCTATACCTACTGCTAAATCTAATTTGTCACCATTTACATTGTATGGGTAACATCCATTGTCAACTATTGTGTAAGATAAGACACTATTCTGAATATTGTATTGATATATCCTAAATGTTCTTATACATAACCTCTCACAAGTAACATTAGCTGTATTAGTTGATGTTATTGGTGTTGGACTATCAGGAGCAATCAAATACCAACTAACAATCACCTCATCTGGAGGTGTTAAATATGGGTAATATCTTTCATTGCCAGGCCCTGGTCCTAAACTTATTTGCTCATTAAACCTATTGATATAGTTTGTTCCATTTAGGTTTAAAACTGAATATCTGAGTAAATTTCCATTAAGGTTACCATCTGTAAATGTAAATACTCCTGTAACTTGATTATAAGTAACAGTCTCAAAATTCTGTGTTGTTCCTCCTGTGGTTCCTGTGCTAGTTTCAAATATGTTAAAGGCAGTTATTAGGTAGTTAAACCTCTTTTCTTGTATTCTCTGCACATTAGTGACAGCATAAGTTTGGCCAAAGTATTGAATCTTGTAGTCTCCTGTAACCAAATAACCCCTAAAGTTTATCTTAAAGGTTTTTGAATCAGTCATATCAGTCCTACCTAATTCTTGGTTTTTGCTTCCTCCGCTATCCTCAATTTCAGCCCACATTTTATAAGTGGTTTGGACAGCTTCAAGAGCATCACCATACACATCAAAAGACTGATTGTATTGTATTAGTTTTATAGGTTTAAGATTTCCTATCATCCTATCCAATTACTTGTTTTATACTTAGCAGCTAAAACCATTGCCTCTTTGCTTAACCCTTCTTTATTCTCATCACCTCTGTTAATATAACGATAGGCAATTTCTTTATACATTGCATCTTTAAGGCCTTTTGGCAAAATTGGGTATCCTGACTCATATTTCATAGTCATATTTTCCCAGTTAGGGTATTTTAATATCCTATTGTTAAAAGACATCTTATAGTCATCTGTACTTAAAGAATCACCTTCATCATCCCTTAAATACTCAATCAAACTTACAGGACCAAAAGGAATCTCAAAATTCCCTGCAAGGTTTGTAAATTCAATCTCCCAAGTCTTAGGGATAAAACTCAATCCTGTGTACTCCTCTAATCTCTCCCTGGCAGATGTAATGAGGTCATCAATAATCTCATCATCATCATCAAAGTCTGAGGACAATGATTCGGTAGAATCTATAAAACCCTCAATCCTAAGGTATTGTTTTACCTCAGCAAGTGTAACAGGTTCTACAATTCCAGACTCCTCAGTCTGATCCTGCCAATCAATTAGTAAGTTATACAACATAATAAGTATTTAAAAAAAGGGCCGGCCGAAACCGACCCCTATCACCACATCAACCACAGCTTAGAATGATCCGTAAATCAAGGCATCTGTTCTCATAATGTTGATGTCCTCAAAACACTCAACACGAGCAGTTACCAAGTTACGCTGGAAGTTGTCGCTGTCCTCGTAAGAGAACTCAACACGCAATCCTTCAGTCTCAACTCTTTCAAGGTAAGAAGCATCCAGGATAAGAGCCTTATCGTTTGTAACCCAAGAAGCACCAATTACAGGTACACCTGCAATACGGATGTTTCCGTTAGGATCAATGATAACACCACCAGGTACAGAGTAGTCAGTAGGCTTAGTCTTTAACAAGTCAGCCCATTGAGCATAAGATACTAAGGCAAAAGAAGCCTCGAAGTTTGCATCCAATTGATTAGCAATCCAATCTACTAATTGCTCAGCATCTACAGAAGCAGCAGTTGTTGTGCTACCTGTTGCAGCAGAGCTAACAGCAGAGAAGAAAGTGCTATTCTCTTTTTTGTAGAAGTCACGGAGCAACATACGCTGCAAAGTGTTCTGCAAGAAAGGAAGTTGGAACATCATCTGCTTAGAGAAACGAGCAAAACCAGCAATGTAGTCAGAAACAACTTTAACCTCTGTAAGGTCATAGTCAATCTGAGACTTTAGGTTACCTTCAGTTTGGATACCGATAGAACCTTCAGTTCCTGTCTCACGATAAGTCACATACAATCCTGTAGGACTTACAGCAGTTGGGATAAGGTCACGAAAATTTACTTTCTGAGCAGGTACTAAACCTTGGCGAGTGTTGTAAGTAGCAACACCATCACCTGAAAGGTTAGCAGAAGTTGTCATTGTACCTACAGCTTTGAGGTCAATAGTCAACTTAGCATTTTTGTTACGCTGGAACTCATTGATTTCAGCTTGCTTAGAATCAAATGCCTCAGCAATTTGCTCAGAGAAAGCGTCACCGAAAGACTTATTTTTGTTGTTTACAGTCTTAGCAGCCTTCTCAGCAATCATTTGGTCAAGGGCAGCTTGATTTTTCTTAGCAGCCTCATCCATAGTAACTACAGCAGCCTTTACTTCAGCTACTTGTGTTTTAACATCTGCAATAGCAGCTTCATTAGCCGCTTTCATTTTTTCAACAGACTCAGTAGCAGATTTTACTGAGGCCTCGATTGATTTTAATTCTTCCACTTTTTAGGAATTTAATTTGTAAATAAAATTGTTCAATGTATGCTTAAGGTCACTTACATCAATAACCGGCTCCTTAGTTTCTGCAACTGCTTCAGCGGGTTGCTCCACAATAGGAGTGGCCTCAGTAGATAAGAGTGACTTAATTGCTTCATTAACTTGTGCAAAGCGAATCTCGATAAATTCAAAAGCCTCATCAGTAAATCTACCATCTTTGAGACTCTTGATTAAAAGACCTAGCTCTTTGCTTAGCTTTTCGTGTTGATTTGTGATTTCCTCCTTAGTTAGGCCTTTGCCTACTGTTAGAGTTGGTGTGTTTGGGTTGGCTCCCCATAGTACAGCAGAACCTTCAAACAAAAGTATTTCCTTGATTAGGTTATACTCCTCTGCTTGTCCTTTCTGTTGTGCTTCAGCCTTAATAGTTCTAAACCCTACAGAGTGCTGGTTAATATGACCTGACTTGTAGAACTCTAAAACATCATTGCCCCAAGTTGTGTTAGGTACATCAGTAACTCCTACTAAGTAGTTATCCTCTACATACAACTCAGAGAATTTGCCAATGGCTGATTTTAGTGATGGGTTGTGGTCTGTTAAGTGCCAAATAAGATTAGCACCCTTAGGACCTCTTTCTGCCATAGTCTTGTTATAAGCTCCGTGGTCAATAACATCATTGTCATAGTCCTTAGAACCCATCTGACTAATGGCTACTTTTACTTTCCTTGAAGTCTCTGATACATCTCTTACAGAGTCTGTTATCAGTTTTTGCTCAAAATATCTTTTCATAGTTTCTTTCATTTAGGGAGGGTTAGGTCTGGTTCTTGTTTCATTGTCGCAGTATTGGCTATTGCCACCTAATCACCTCCCAAATTATGTTCTGATTAGTTGTCCTCTGCTGTCTCTTTTAGGCACTACTATATAACTACACCTGCAATTAATCACCATTGCTGCTGATCCTCCAGGAGCTAATGGGTATTCAATCTGCTCACCACTTCTTGGGTCTGTGAAGTTGTCATAAAAGTCAACTACTTGCCCATCCATATGATAGTGGTCCTTAGGTTGCTCAGGTTTAAAACCCCTGGTCCGGGAATCTCTAAAAGCTATCCACTCTTTGACCATTTCGTAATTAAACCCCTCTGCTGCCGCTTTTACACCTGTGTTGGCTGCTCTACCTACCTCAGTTCTAATTATTCTCTCAGCTTGCATTGCAGTAAACCCTGATGTCTCAAACAATTTAACAATCTCATCTATAGTCAACTCTTTTGAAATAGCTGACTGTAAGACTAAGATTAAATGATTTCTAAGTGTCTCAGAGGTTTTGACTACTGCATACTGAAGTAAGGTCTTTTGCAGCTCATCTTGTATAAACTTAATCCAAGCCTCATCTCTACCTAATCCTTTTTGGGCAATCTCTCGCCTAATCTGTTTGTAGGTTTCATTGGCATAGTAAACACCTACTTTTTTGTAGATGTCTGCTATTGGCTTATTTAAGTCATCACTCCATAACTTAGTACGAAGCTCCACAAGTGTTTGCCTTGCTCCTTTTCTCTTTATAGTACCTATCAAAGAACTAACAACCTTATCTAATGACCTTTTAACCTTAGGGAAGAATTGGCTGCCAAATTTCCGGTTGGTCCTGTGGAACTTCTTTGCCCATTCTATCCTTTCGTTGTTGGTCATTTAACCTATCTCTTAAAGCCTGTCTTTTGGCCTCCATTTTGGCTTTTAACATTGCACAGCACTTTTCCTTTTTAGTTATTGGATAAGTCTGCTTTATTATATCCTCAATCATCTACCTCCTCATCCATTTCCTCACTATCAGGACTTTCATCTTCTAATTCCTTCTCCATCTCATCTTCCTTAACATCATACTCACTTAATGGCATACCATCCTGAGTAGTTATCCAAGGTTCATCAAATAGAGGGTTATCTATTCTTTCAAGGCCTAAGTGCATTCTTTGTTCATTAGGACTTAAAGCTCTGAGTTGGTTAATCCAGGTTGATTTTTCCTTAACATCCTCTTGTAGTTCAGTAAATACAGTATGATCAAAGTCAACATATATATTCTGTCCCTTATAACCCCAATCTGTTTGGAGCTTACGGTTAAAGTGATTCCTAAAGGAAACCAACTGAGGGATTGCACAGCGAGCTGTAAGGGCTTTCTCAGCCTCTCTGACATTGTTATAAGTAGAAGTATCAGAATCTCCCATTAATTGACTTGGAACACCATAAACAGCCCCAAATCTCTTTAGGTCCCATTTCTCAGACTCAATGATTGATAAGTCAACAGGGCTAAGTCCTACAGACTGCCATCCTAACTTATAACCACTCACTCCTATTCTACCCCAATTGTCTGAACCTACCCACTCACCTTTGCCTACAAGTTTCTGCTTTACTGCTTCTACTTGTTTTCTTGTGTCTAAAGGATCAATGCCATTAGATAACACTCTTGGGTCATCCATATAAAGGACACCCTTAACACCTTGATTCTCTAACATAGCGGCTGAAGCCTTGATAGCTGAATTAGACCGGCTTAATCTTCTAAGAGCGGCTTTCAATGGACTCATGCCGTATAAATGCGCCCCGTTAACATCCCAGTCGTAATTCTGATACTTATCATGCAATACTTGAGCCTTAGGGAAATAAGCGTCCGAAAGGTTAGTCATTACATAGGCCTCCTCAATAATTGGAAACCTGTTAGTACTAGCAATAATGCTAATTTCCTGATACGGTAAATTGTGCAACTGAAAAGGCTTGCCCTGATTAGCTCCTAGTTGTAACATCTCAGCCCAAACAGTCCTACCTCCTGTAATTAGCTTCCAGCCTGTTGAGTTACTAACAAGGTCCTGGAAAGTCTCGTATTCGTTAGGATATCTCAACAGCTCACTAAGTCTGTCAACATAAACAGGTTCTAAGGCTTTCTTTCTGTATTTAACAGCTTTTTTAAAGTCTTGTGTGCTAATATCCTTTTTTCTCATCAACCCCTGGTAAGACTTAAAGGCTGCCTCATCAACAATCTTGTAAGCTGCCCACTCAGGGAGTTTTACCTTATCCGTAATTAAAGTGACTGCTGTGTAGATGATATCATTAACCTGATATCCGTCAATAATATAATTCTTTCTGTTGTCGGCAATACCTACATAGGTTCCACCCATCATTGTGTAAGAAGCAAAAGGCTGCCCTATATTCATTAGGGGTAGAGCCTTACCTCTCAACACATTCCACGCATCTTGTATCTTGCCCATTTTATATCTTTACCAAGCTAAGACCTCAAATCTTGGCTTGTTTAGTTTTGTAAATATCGCATATCGCATAGCATCACAACCGTGATCCCACATCTTAACCGGACTCTCATCAGGATGCACTTTGCCATCCTTATCTGTTTTCCACTTGTAGGATCTAATCTCTTTTATGAGATTGGTTGATTCAGGTGTTACTGTCAGAGGTTGGCTTTTTACCTTTTGAATTCCTGCATAGACATCCTTTTCGGCTGGCTTTGCATTGTACCCTGCTCTGACAAGTTCTTCTATTGTCTTAGGTTCTGCTGCATCACAAAATATCTCATCAGACTTTCTGATGTCTAAGGCTTTCATCTTCTCTATTAGGTCAGATGTTGTTAGCCTTGTTTCGTATAACATTTCGTGTGCATAGGTTTGATTATCTTTAAACCCTACTTTGATTAGTGCAGTTGGTACTGAATAGCCAAAGTCTAAACCATAGACAACCTCTGAATCTTCTCTAAAAGGTCCTTGTTTCCAATGGGTGTAAATAATCTCCTGACTTTTACCTCTCTCTCCTAACCCGAACACCTTCCACATATTCTCATCAGCATCTCTGAGACTTTCAATCTCAGCTATCTGTTCTTTAGGTAAGAATGGATTGTTCTTGTAGGTAGAGTGTATTAGTTTATTTTTTTCCTTGTCAGCTACATCATAAACCCAAGAGGCTTCATCGACAGGGTTAAAATCTAAAAAGATTGTCTGCTTAGTTCTTAGGGCTAACTGTTGGTAAATAGAGTGGGGAAGTAGATTAGCCTCATTTATATAAAGGATATCCCTTCCTGGACCTCTAACCTTACCAGAATCTTCAGCACCAAAAAACTCAATGTAACTGCCATTTGGGTAGTGATAAACATTGTCAGTCTTATTAAATGCTTCATCTGAGTAGATGCCTGCATCCTCTAAAATTTGTAAAATATCCCTCCTTGCTCCTCTCTTTAAGTGAGGCAAAGATGGACTAACCACCGAAATAGTAACCTTTTCCTTATGCGGTATGTAAAGAGCTAATAGCTGTGATATGGAATAAGTTTTACCTGACCTTGTTGATCCCTGATTGGCAATCACTCGGTAGGTTTTGGCTTGATAAGCCTCCAAATTCCATTCAAAGACCTTAGTATATCTAACCGTTACTTCCTTCATTGGCTGGCTTAAATGTGATATTTATGCCACCCTCAACCTTAATGTCTTGTTCTGCTTTTTCTTTTTGACCTAATCTCTGCTTACCTAACCATATTAGCATTGCTCGGTCCTTATCTTTGATTGCTGCTTCATATTGGACCTTTCTTAAAATACTATCTCCAGAGGCTTGCTTTTCTTGCTTAAATGCCACAAAATCTTTTTCCAAATCTGACTTACATCGTTGATAAAGAGTGTTTTCGTGAATTCCAAGCTGTGCTGCTATTTCAACCCCTGAGCATCCTGCTTCTAGGTATTCTGCTACAAGGTTCCAATCTATTGGGCTGAGTGATGACATTTATTTGTTAGCCGATTTTTGGCTTTTATAAGGCATATAAATAAAAACCCTTAGCCAACTGAATGACTAAGGGCTGTATCTAATTCTTAACTTTACTAATCACCCCCAAATATAATCAATTTTAGTCATATTAGCAAAAATACTTATTCACAACTTAGGGTTCCACTCAGTAAGTATTCTTACCATTTCTAACATTACTCCTTGACCTCCTTTACTCTCTAATATGTGCATCCCATCTAATTCCTTTATTTCTTTAGATGCATCTGATGGGCAGAAACAGTATTTGGCTCTTTGTAGCATTGGAATATCCCAAGCTGAGTCACCTATGGCTATTTGATAATCAAAGGGTATAGACTCTTTGTTTCTAATGTTATGAATCTCTGCACCAGACCTCTTTAGATAAAACTCTGATCCAGGCCAAGATGAGGCAGTTACTATATGCACTTGAAAACCCATTGCTAATAGTTCCTTGATTGCACCTAAGTCTTTGTTATTAAAGGACTTAATAATTTCACCTTGATGGTTTACCCATATCTTACCGTCAGTAAGAACTCCATCTACATCTACACAGATTGTCATAAGTTACTTTTTTACTATCCAAATAAACCACCTTTTGTCTCCTATGGTCTTTTGTATTACTTGATAAGGGTCTTGTCCTATAGTTTCAATAAAGCCATCAGCCTTTTTTAATCTTAGTAAGTAGTCCTTTTTGTCATCCCATATTTCGTCTACAAAGATATCATTTTGATGAAAGCCTTGCCAATTTTCGTGGGTTGCCTCATCCTCAAAACCTTGTATAATTAAATATCCTCCAGGCTTGACTGCTTTTAATAGGGCATTGTAGGCTTTATAAGGGTCCTGAGTGTGGTCAATGGCATTACTTATGTGTACTATATCGTAGTCATTCTTAAAGGGTAATTCCTGAGCAGGAAAGGCCATTGGTGGAGCTACCTTATGCCTGTCATAATCAAAGACAAGTCTGTAAAGGTCTCCTAATGGGTCCACAGCCCTAACTTCTACTAAGCCATTAAGAATAGAGACTACTCCTGATCCTACATCTAAGACTGTGTTATGTGGAACACTTAAAATAAAGTCCGCTACCTCTTGGTGTAGTTCAGGTGTCTTTACTTTTTTAACCCATCCGCTAAGGAATCGGTCTGTCTTTACAAATTGCTGCCAAAAGGCTAGTTCATGGTAAATGCCATGTAGTTCTAAAGTTGTCATTTTTTATATGTTTCGTTGTAGTATTGTTCTGCATTATTGAATTCGCTAATGTCTATAACTCCATCAATTCCATTATCTTCTTCTGCTTGTCTATATCCCGCATTAAAATCATCCTTCTTTTGTTGCTTATCCATTGCTTTTGATGTTTCTTCAAGAAACTCCCAATCAGATGGCAGAAACTTTTTTTTAATATGGTATATCTCATCAAAGTGATACAGTAACCATTCTACTGCTGTCATATTATTTGTTTTTAATGTTAGGGGAAAATGTGTCAGGAGTTTACTCTACAATCTCATAAGTTGCTTCAAAAATATCTTTATCAACAAGCCATCTTTCACCTTTTACTCCAACACACAGATATTCTCTACCAAAACCGTGACTCATATGTCTTTGATTTTCAAGTGTAGATACATATGGTACTTTGATTTCGTGTTCACCAATAAGACCAGAAGTGTGTATGCAACCATCCTCATCAACATCTTCATCGTTGTAATACCTACTTATAAATCCATCTTCATCTCCTTCTTCAAATAGTTTAGCTTGAACTGTTGCTGTTTTTCTATATGTTTTAAATGCTGTCATATTATTTGTTTTTAATTAAAGTAAAGTAAATACGTGAATAACAAGGTTTACTACGATATAAGATGATATGGCTAATAAAACAAAACCTAAAATATTACATTTACAATTTTCTTCTATTTGGTTTTCATCATCTTTTGAAATCTCATTATTTTCTCCTTTGCTAAATACATTTTTTAATATATCATCTGAATATTTGTCTACTCTTTCAAGGTATTCTTTATCTTTTTTCATACTATTTGTTTTAATGTTTATTAACGATTTCGATATTCTTCATATTGACTATACTGTCTATACGGAGTTACCCAACTTATAGCAGTTTTTTTATAGTTTGGTGCATAATCACATAAGTATCCAGCTAATTGGAATGGTTCATATCCGTGGTCTACTATTATTTCTTTGATGAGTTTTTTAATGTATGTCTCATCATCCCCACTCTTGTAGTCTTTTAAAATCT